CAAACGGTATCAGTTGCTTTGCCTTCAGCTCAGGCTGCTCAAAATAGTTCTCTTCAACTTAAATTGCTAGGTGATGTTGATACTTCTAATCTAAATGATGGAGCAATCTTACAATACAGGTCAAGCGACGCTAAGTTTGTTACTACAAATGAAATTGTAACAACTACCGGTACTTTGACACTTAACGCAGGAGCTTTTTAATAAATGGCAACGGTAATACAGATAAAAAGAAGTTCAGGTACTACAGCACCGAGTACGCTGAAATTAGGTGAATTAGCATATACTCATGGAACAGGTACACAAGGAAATAATGGAGATAGATTATTCATTGGTGAGGGTGGCGTTGACGGTAACGGTGACGCAAATAATATTACCGTTATAGGCGGTCAATATTTTTCTGACTTATTAGACCATGTAGCAGGTACAGCGACAGCAAACTCAGCATTACTTTTAGATTCAAATAAAGCAATAGATGAAATTATAGTAGGTAATAACGCCTCTGCTGGTGGTCAATTAAAATTACAAGAAGGTACTAACAACGGTACAAATTTAGTAGGACTAAAAGCTCCTAATGCATTAGCAAACACAATAGTTTTCACATTGCCAGGCGGTGATGGTTCAGCAGGACAATTTTTAAAAACAGATGGTTCTGGTAATTTAGGTTTTGCAACCGTTAATCAGTTTATTGATTTAGCAGGTGATTCAGGAACAGATACTTACAATACTGCTGAAACACTAACATTTGCTGGTGGTTCAGGTATGCAAGCTGTCGTTACAGATAATACGGTAACAATCAATGCAACAGGTTTAACAAATTCAAATTTATCAGGTTCAGCTGCAATTGCAAACGCAAACTTGGCAAATCCTACAACTACTTTAGGTTCATCTACATTAACTTTAGGTGCAACTACAACTGACATTGCAGGTTTAACTTCATTAGTTGTTGACACAATTACAATTAATGGTTCAACTTTATCAACTTCATCTGGTAATACAGATATAGTAATGTCGCCTCATGGAACAGGTACGGTAACCGTTCCTAGTGGTTATGAAGACAGAGCAGGATTTACAACTAACTCATTAGCAAACAAAGCATATGTTGACCAAGTTGCTCAAGGCCTTGACGCTAAACCATCTGCTAGAGTTGCTACAACAGCAAATTTAGCGGCTACTTATTCAAACGGTACTGCTGGTGTTGGTGCAACATTAACAGCTAGTTCAAACGGCGCATTATCAATTGATGGTATTTCGCCAACAACAAATGATAGAATTTTAGTTAAAGACCAAACAGACGCTAAACAAAACGGTATCTATGTAGTAACAACCGTTGGTGATGGTTCAAATGCTTTTGTATTAACAAGAGCAACTCCTGAAGACCAACCTGCCGAATTATCAGGCGGCTCATTTATCTTTGTAGAAGAAGGTACTGCTAACGGAGATAACGGTTATGTATTTACTCATACAGGTGCTCCTACTTTTGGTACAACTAATTTAGATGTAACACAATTCTCTGGTGCAGGTCAGATAACTGCTGGTGCAGCTCTAACTAAATCAGGTAATCAATTAGATGTTGCAGTAGATAATTCTTCAGTAGAAGTTAACGCAGACGCATTAAGAGTTAAAGCATTAGGTATTACAAATGCTATGTTAGCAGGTAGTATTGACGGTGCAAAAATTGAAAACTTTACATTTACAGACGAAAGTTCTACACAAGGTGCAACTCAAATTGGTGTGCCAATGGAATTTTTAGCAGGCGAAGGTATTAATACAACAGCTTCAGGCGGAACATTAACAATCGCAGGTGAATTAGCAAGTACATCAAACATTGGTGTGGCTAGTTTTCATTCAGATAACTTTACAACAAGTTCAGGTGTTGTAACGGTTACAACAATTGATGGAGGTTCATTCTAATGAAACTATGGACAAAAATTAAAAATTGGATTACTAAACCTTACATGAAACCATTAAAATTAAAAAAAGAATGGGAAATAGATGTAAAAGGTTTAAAAAATAAAACTAAAAAAGAATTAGAAAAATTAGGTAGAAAAGTCGGTATCGAATTAGACAGACGATTAACTAAAAGTAAATTAATAAACAAAATTAAGAAACACATTAAATAATGGCAACGGTAATAAAACCAAAAAGAAGTGAAACAGCATTGTCTGTACCAGCAGCTAACTCTTTAGCAGTTGGTGAATTGGCAATGAATGTTACAGACGGTAAGTTTTATACAAAAACATCAGGTAATGTTGTTAAAGAAGTTGGTGGTGCAGGTGCAGTTACTTTAAATTCTGTTACAACTGCTGGTGCAACTTCTCAAAATGATATAACTTTAGACGGTGCAAATTTAATTTTTGAAGGTTATCAAGCAAATGCATTTGAAACAACTTTAACTGCTGTTGAGCCAACTTCCGATAATACGGTTTCTTTACCTAATCAATCAGGTGTTTTAGCAACTGAAGGTGATAACCTTGCTTTTAGTATAGTATTTGGAGGATAATTGTGGCTAGTACATTTAAAAATGCAGGTCTTGATGTAGGCGTTTTAGATAGTTCAGCAGGAGATATATACACAGCTTCTGGTTCAGGAGTTACTGCCGTTATTCATGCTGTTTACATCTCAAATTTAAGTGCTACAAATGCAGCTAAAGTAAATGTAAAAGTTACAATAGATGGTGGTTCTACTTTTAGACATGTTGGTAGAAGTTTAAATGTATCTGCTAACAATACATTGATACTAGACAAACCTATCAATTTAGAAAACAACGATAAAATTAGAATTTATGCCGACCCTAATCCAGATAGTTCATCTGTTGATGTAGAGGCATTTGTAAGTATATTGGAGATTAGTTAATGGCTGTAGTAGGACAAATAGTACCTGAAGGACAACAAAGTAAAGAGGGTTTCCATGCTTTGAGAAGAACAACCGAGGGTATGCTTTACTATACAAAAATAGATAAAGATAATACAGATACAATAGATGTACAAGGTGGTAATCCTAGCGATTTAAATGGTACTGAACAATTACCTCAAAGTTATACAGAAGCAGATATTGAGTTTTCTAGTGTGCAATATTTCGCAGGTGACGGCACGGATGTTACTTTTGACTTAACTAATCCACCACTAGACGCAACAAGATTTAAAGTTTTTGTTAATAATATTGAACAAAATTCTGGTGAACATTTTACTTACTCATCACCAACAATAACATTTAAGATTAAACCTAGTAATGGCGCTCAAATTGCAGTAGGTTTAATCAATAAAAAATATAACAACAATACAAACGACAAATATAATCAATATCTATTTGAAGAAGGTGACGCTACCTTTTTTGTTGATAGTGATGGTTATTTTGTAAAAAGAGAGAATAGAAGTAGAGGGGCAACAGCATTAACAAGTGATGACTTTTCTACATTTGACTCAACATCAACCGTAGCGTCAACAACTTGGAGAAGTTAGTAATAAAGTCGTATAAATAGTAGGAATTAAAAGGTAAACCATGGCAGATTTTAAACTAGGACGAATTAAATTTAAATGGAGAGGAAATTGGGCTGCATCCACTTCCTATTTGATTGATGATGTTGTAAAATATGGTGGTAACATTTATGTTGTTACAGCAAATCACACATCTCCAGCAAACGAAAACTTATTTTACACAAGTCCTGGAACATATACAGATTATTTCTCTTTACAAGGAGAATCATTATTTTTCAAAGGCGCATATGCTAATGCTACATGGTATAAATTAAACGACCTAGTTACTTACGGTCAAAGATTATATCGTTGTACAACTGCTCACACATCATCATCAACGGTAACGGTTGCCTCAACCGTCATAGCTACACTAGATACTTCTAAATTTGAATTACATCAAGACCAAGTTGATTATAAAGGTGATTGGGCTGCTACAACTTACTACAAAGTAAATGACATAGTTAAATTTGGTGGTACTCAATATAAAGTTACAACTGCTCATACTTCAGGTGCAAATTCAGACAATTTTGACCAATCTAAATTTACAGAGTTTGTTGAAGGTCAAGAATGGAAAGATAGTTATAATTCATCAACG